AGGATGTTTTGGTAATCTACAAACTCTGTAGCACTTGCAGCATCATAGACCCTTACTGAAACTGTATCTGCATCTAATGTTGTATCTGGAATAATGTAAACCGGATTATCGATATATTGGCCCACGACGAACGTTTTCTGCTTTAGCGTACCTTCATAAACCGGGATAGAGGTTGAACCACTTGATGTTTTGAATTCATAGAAGCCCTGGCCATTATCTGTGGCATAATATGGTTCTATAGTTCTAAATGTAAATGATATGTCATCAACCGTTGTATTAAATCCTGTATATGGCGGTAGTTGAATAGTAGCTTGTCTAGGCTGTTGTGACGAAGGAACAGTAATACTTAATCTTAAATTAGCTCTAGATGCTGTATCTGTATCAGGAATGTAACCAATACCTTCAGCTAGAGACACCATAGAGCTTCGAAGCTGTGCAGTTGGTAGGTAAGATTCGTTTAGTGCAAAGTTAGCAATGAGACCATTCATATGTGTATTATGTGCAAGAACATCTAAGATGTTCGATAAGGCCGAAGCTTCAAAGTTATAGTCAGCAAACTCCTCTTTACTCTGTAGGAAGGTCTTTAGATTATTCTTTATATTATTAAAGTCTAATGCGGTTGATCTAATTGTAGTTGCCATATTATCTTAGCCTTGATACTGAGGTTGTAAGGGTTACCAACTCTTGGGTGTTAATGACCTGGTATTCTAACGTAACACTTAAACTGTTATAATCTTCTTCTGCCTTTACGTCTAATTTTCTAACAAGAGCTCTTGGTTCATATAACTCAATTTGATATGAAATCTCATCCCTTAGTTCTTCTTCCATATCAGGATCATCGATCAGCTCAAATAACTTAGATGTAATATTTCCACCAAAAAATGGTTGAAATGGTTTTTCAAAATGGTTAGTCAATAGCAAATTTTTAATTGCCTGACTAACAGCAGCCGCATCTTTCTTGATATAGAGTTCACCATTTGGTTTAGCAGTGAACGAAATATCAATGTCCCGATAGACCTTTTTTCTACTAGTAATCAGAGTACTAGTATTAAGATCCCCGTCCTGTTTGGATAAGACTTTTGTTACTGCCATGTTCTACTCTTTTTACATATATTTATACGTGTTAACCAATCTCAACAATCTCGTTCTCTGAAAACTTAAAGTCGTTAAAGGTAGTTGCTAACTTCCTATTGAATATACCAAAATAGTTTTTATCGAATGTCGGGAGCTTTACTATTAATCTGACTGTTAGAGATGCATCTGGGGCCATTGTGTCATAGGCCAAAGTAAGTTCATCAAAATAAAAGCTGTCCTTGATCTGAAGTGCTAACTCATAAGTTCTAGAGTTATCGACTCTACCTTTCTGATTGACTACCTTATATACCATTGCCTGACCGGTTCTTTTGTAGTCGTTAACACCTCCTGCGGTTACCTTTTCATTTGGGCCAACATTATATACACCCTCTGATATTAATATGCTTATTCCAGGCAAAAGATCCACTTCATTTACCCTTGATATTAATAAAGAATGCACGTATAGATTAGGAAACAGCACCTCTTTCTCTTTATCACTTAAGGTCTTAAATCTTCTAGATCCATATGGTGCAAAGAATGCTGATATGGGCGTCCCAGCAAATTTATCTGTTACCTTTAAAAGGCTAGGTGCTTTCCAAGGCGAATCCAATCCTACAAAGATTCTATGTTCCGGATTCTTTTTTAATAGGATAGAGGTCTTTTTTACGTTTGCAGAGTTTATCCTATTGGATGCAAATATGGGATCAGGGTCTTTATCAAATGACCTTCCGGTTGTAACCTTAGGCTTGGCATCGTTGTAATTAGCACCAATAATGCCTTCTTTAATTAATGTAGTAGTAAACTTTTCATTTGCCCTATTCGTGGGATCCCTTAGCTTGGATCTAGCTAATTCTTGTGTTATGGTAAAACGATCTGCCATTAAAATATTCCATCATAGTCTGCGGTTCTATCAATATAGTTTTTAATACTAGCCTCATGATCAACTGTTACCTTCTTAATACCACCAGCAGATCTGGTGAGATATGTTGTAACCTTTTCTGCAGTTGGTTTAGCAATTGTAGGAGTGGGTGTACCAGTATATGTACCCCCTCCAGAACCGGGACCTAATGGTGCGGATCCTGCTTCATCTGCCTTTTCTGCGAATTTCGATTTGCCATTTAAAGACCCATGGAATGTAGGAGCAGTAACACCTTCTTCGAACACTGCACCCTTTCCACTAAACAACATACTAGTTCCGCCAATAGTTCCTGCACCCCCTTGTACAGTCATATTATTAGCTGATAGAGTTAAGTTATCAGATGCAAGATTCATAATGTCTGCAGAGGTAGCAAAGAAGTTACCCTTTGTTGGCATATTCACATTGCCCTCGGTGTTCATAGTGTAATCCTTTTTAACAGAATTATAACTAGAACCTAATACTGTGGTTGCGACGTTTTCTGTAACAAAACTAGAAACGGATCCTTTTACTGTTTGAGTGATTCCTCCATAGTTAGCTTTTACCTCGTCACCACCTACAGTTTCATTCTTATCGTTTCTTACATTTAGGTTAAAGTCTAAACAATCAATATTAAACTCCCCGTCTACCTTGAAATCTAGATTACCTTTATAATGAATGTTACCATTACCTGTGATGATGACTGTTTGATCCCCGCCTGTACATTCTATTTTATTCTTTAAGGCTGATATACAAATACTTCCATCTGCACATAGTTCTATGCCTGCACCACTATTATGTTTAATCAGGATTCTTTCATTACCAGGTGTGTCATCCATTTCAAACGTATGACCGGTCATTGTTTCAGTGATTCTATTTAAACCGTATTCAGGTACAACACCATCGGTCATGGTTAGATCTACATTCTCATCATAAACTGCCCAAGTCAGTGAGTTTCTTTTTTCACCAGTATACGACTGGTTCATACTGCTTCGATACATGTACTCTGGTCTAGGAAATTGTCCTGTATCATCTTGGGGTAAATTAGTCTTTGCCATATTTAACTCCGATATTCATCCATAAGGAAATAATTCAAAGGAAGTGGTCCCTTTGATGGATCGTAATTTGTATTAGGGGGTCTTTTAATATACCAGCTGTTTAGCCATTTAGTAGGATCTGAATATGACTTGGCTGGGGTATAATATTCATTACCCTCATCATTTAATACGTAGAAGTGTCCACCTCCAATTGTCTGATCATTAATAATTACTACTCCAGGTGCTGCATCTAGAATATCTTTTACTAAATTAGTTAAAGCCCTATTCTGAGCAGGAGATGATGATTGGTCTGCAGGCGCTGCACCGATGCATATACAAATAGAAAGAGGATAATGTTTTTTCATCAATTCGCTTTGGCCCAACACGAATTCTGTTTCTTTTTCTATCGGTCTTCCTCTTTCGACAAGGCCTTGGCTAGATACAAAGAAATGGAAAGGCGTGCCGAGGGGAAAAACTCGGGCATATTCCCTATGAATATCCTTATGGGTTTCAAATCTAGGAGGCATACTGAAGAATATAATCTGTGTAATCTCTCTTTCTGCATTCGATAGCTCTGCATAAACTTCTCTCCCAACTACTGGGGCAAAGTTTCTGCGATCATTCAAATCAGTATCTGCCTCTCTCCACTGTGAGGTAGTTAAGTCGATATAGTTTACGTCTAGGTCAACGTTTACCTCATCATTCTTTTTCTTAATTTGTTTGGTGTAGGTGTTGTCCACAGACTTAACTATATTGATAGCCTGATTTAATGTTAGATCTGATTTATTTTTTAGGATAACCGCTGCATCTCTTATCTTACCCGATTGAATAAGTTTTACGATCTCAGTGGTTTCCTTTTTATCCAAGACTATCTTTACACCATTTTGAATAGCAATAGAGTTTATAATGTTCCGGGTTGGCGCTAGAAACTCTTCAATAGTATTTTCAATAAAGGAATTAAATCCATTGAACACTGATCCAATTATATCATTAGCTACAGTTTGAAGGTTATTTACTAGACCTTTCAGATTATTAAAAGTATTCTCTGCAGACCCTAACACTTGGCCTAAAACATTGTTCAGGTTCTTAGTATCCAATTGTATCTTAAACTCTTCAGCAATTTTATCTAGATTCATATCTTTATTGATATTTGCCTCAATGGTTTTAGCTGTCTCATCGCTGAATTTCTCTAAGGCGCTTGCTACGGTATCTGAAAAGGGTGCTAGAACTACTACGTCTAATCCACCATCCTGGGTTAATCTTGAATCACCTGTTATAGATGTTAAGTCAGTTCGGTCATCGCCAACTTCTTTAACCATATCCTTAAAACTGGTCTCTAATTCTGCTACGGCTATTCCTACCTGATACTCTAATCCGTCATTCTGTGTAGTAGATTTTACTATTGCGTTCTTGGATTCCTTCGGAAAGGTCAAGGATAACTTTCCCTCGGCCACTGCAGCATCAAGGGTTTTTTTAGTTTCGGGGCTTAAGTTGCCTAGTTCACTTTCAAAATATTCATCCAAATTTGACATTATTGTACTCCAGTATTCCTAGCCTTAGCCAAAGAGGCATACCACTGTCTCTCCGCTAAATTAGCTTGCTGTACTCTCTGAGACCAATGGGTCTCTACCGCCACCTCATACTTTTTCAAGAATCTCCAAGCGGGGTTTGACAGATCTTTATTATTTACTGTAATCTCTGTTAGTAGTGCAGGATTAGAAAGTTCATTCCAAACTTGGTGTGAAGGATTAGTTTTCATATCATGAATTAAGAACTTAACTTGGGTAAAGAAATCATCCCAATTCTGTGGGGGTTGTTGGGCTTTTGCAAAAGCTTTTAGCTGTTGAAATCTTTGAACGTTTTCCGCGGCATTCCATTGAGCTAGCCCATATGAATCCTCACTTCCATTTGCTGGTTTATAATTAGCCTTTGGATTAAACCTAATACCATCCTGGAAAGATTCAATAGCTAAGTTTCCTACAACACCTGCAGCACCTCTTACAGGTAGCCCCTCATCGGTTAATATTTTCATTAGGATCATTCTTCTTTGATCTGCGTCAGCTTTTCCGTCATTATATAATGATACCAAATCATCAGTTATAATTACTGGAGTAACCTTTCCACTGAAAACGGATTCAGTTTGTTCGTCACCACCATTAAAAAAATTATCGCTGGATCTTGAATTAGCCCTTTGTACTGTCGATGGGACTTCCGTATGAGGGATAGATCCTAGGATCAAAGGAAGTTGGGATTGTTTACCATCTAGGAATATACCGAAGACAAATGCTGTCGGCTGTAGCTGTGGGGAAAGGCCAAGACCCGAGGTTCCTGGTTCGGTGGTAGGTATTAGGGCTTGAGCGTAAGGAAGATACTTATCATCTACTTCGTCACCATGTAGACCATGGATTCTTACCTTGAATCTACCCTGGCCTTCTGGGTCTTTCCCCTTGACCGTTCCAAGCCACCATCTAACATTATCCCCGTAAAACATTCTTACTCCCCGACCCAACTTTTGCCACATCCATTTGAACATTATGAAGACCATCTAATACATTAAATACATGTTTAGTTCTTAATATTAGGAAACTCCCAGATCTGTCCGGATTGGATAGTTCTGGTTCTCCGTCATCACTTTTAAGAATATTAATGTCCACTAGGTTTCCCACTGTAGATTTCAAAGATGGAGTAGAAAATATCATTCCTGGCATTTGGATAGTTATATAGTTAGCAAGTAGATACCTAAGAATGCTTGACCTTACTACTTTTAATATATGATCCTCATTTTTAATTTGTCCGGCAAAGCTAAGAACAGATTTATCATCACCAGTTCTATCTATGGTATCTCCAGTCACCACAAAATTCACCGCCCCGATATATTCAGACAAGGTTTTACCCCCTTTAGGGAACCCTTCCTCGTTATAGATTGCTGTTAGATTATCAAATATGTTTAACCGCTGTCTCCCAACGGGCTTATAAACCCCTTGCTGAATTTGATTAGCTAACTGCTGCTCCATACTAATAAATCGGGAATCAGATTTAGAGGAGTTAACATTCACGCTCTCTAGTCTTGATCCATATGCTCCAAGTCTAGCTAGTAGATGAGCGTGATTTTTTTCAGTCTCATCAATCGCGCCGATAGTATGAGCTAGATCATCCCCGTCAACACCGTCAGTTGATGTTCGTGCTCTAGAATAAACAAGAGGTCTATTAGGATTAAAGCTTTCTCTTTCAATGATACTTTCTAAATCTGTAAGGACTAAATTATTTTGGTTCAATGTTGAGTAGCAAAAGTAAGGCAATCCTTTTTCAGTGGTCATTCTATTTAGGATTGTATTTACAATTTCAAATGGAGTTTGCCAAGGGGCAATATATCTAATGTCACCCTGATAAGATGGCTTCCAATAATAGAAATCTTCAGCATCATTACTTTTAATAGGAATTTGTGAGGAGCTTTTAGTTCCTGGCGTAATAATAACTTCCTTATTTAGCTCACTACGAAGGATTTTTCTAATAATGTTTTCACCATATCCCTGATAGCCTCTATTGATTTTATTCACCTTATCAAAGTATGCTACGTCCTCAATAAGATGTAACTTCATCAAGCTCATGTTTGGATTACCAGCCACAGGGATGTTATCTGAGATAGAATCAACCCGAAAAGATTTCTCCATCATAGGCATGTTTGGGGATATGGAACTTCTATATGTAAGCACAATCTTTTCTGTGCCTTTAAAACTGTTAATGATCCCTTGGTCTTCCATCATAGAGAGTTCAGCAGTCAAATAACTGTTGAATATACTTTCGTACACTACAAGCTCTAATACATTTGTATCCTGACCGTCTGAAGCAAGTAAAACTTTCTCAGAGATTCGCTCAGGAATATCTAAGACAATACTAGAAATATGGATTTGCTCAGGTGAGAAAGGTCCTATTGTCATTTTATGATCTTAAAGCTTTTTGGAATTCTGTGTTTATTTTGTTGGCCATGGCTTGGGTAAAGACCTTAATTTGACGGAGGTTATCATTTTGTTCCTGTAATCTATTTAGATATGTTGTAGGGGTCTTATCCCTAAGAGCTGGAAAGTCCGGTCTATTATCAAGATAAAGCGTATCGGAGTTAAAATCGACTGGGAGATCGTACCACGTACCATCTGAATTAGAATAGTGATGTACAGCATTTTGTTGATCCACCACTCTATGGACATCCACTCGTTTTACATTATCAGATGTCCAGGTACTAGGATAAACGCCATTCCTGGATTGTACCTCACCTCCGTTGAATGTATAAGTGGATACAGTTGCCGTTGCAGTTGCTCTATCGCCTGATGTTGCTGTTGCACTATCTGGAAGAGCAATGGTCACTGTAGGGGTAGTAATGTAATCATCACCACCATCGTCTACTTCAATTTGAGTTACCACGCCATTAGTTACAAACGCCGTTGCCCGTGCACCTTCTCCGCTTCCACCAGTGATAGTTACCTTTGGTGCAACAGTATAACCAGACCCACCATTTGTTATTGTAATGCTTTTAACCTCTTTGAAAGGTTTTACAGTAATTTGACCTAGATCTAAATTCTTTTCAAGGATCTTACCCTTGAATGTAGGATTGTTTATATCCCCGGCAATAATAATATTATTCACATAAAATTCATTATATAGTTTATAGGTAGTCAAAAAGGTTTTGTTAGGATAAAATTCCTTTGCCAAACTCCTAACCTCCTGCTCATCCAATGGCCAACCTTGTTGTCTAAGATTATCGTTCAGCAAGTAAAAAGTCCAGTAGTAATCTATTGTACCGTACAACTCATATGATAATGTATCAGGTCTCATCCCATCAGTTATAAAAAAATTTTCATATAAAGCCGCGTCATCAGACACCTGATCTACCAGATCTATATATGTAGTGATATTCTGGAAAAGTGCAGTGGTGAGTTCATTACCAAATGTATAATCAACTAATGGATAATTTGAAAAGAAAGTCATGTTTGGTCCTCTTAATAACCCTCAGTAATATCTTGAGCAGTCAGTGCAACTGTTTCAGTAAACGTTAATGTTATATCAGTCTCTTGGAAATTACCATCTGAATGGAAAGCCATAGAGGACTGGTTATACTGTACAGCTACGTCAGTTAGATAAGATGGCTTAATATAGGTTGCTACGTCTTTATTTCTATACTTCATTTGAATATCGAAAATACTAGGATAACGGAATGCAGCTTGTATTCCGGCTTCTCTCTGTGACTCTGGGTACATTTCTTCACGGAAAAATCTTACAATTCTTTTTACCTCTTCGGCCTCTTCGTGACTATCAGGAATCATTTTAAACGTAAATCTAAATGTTCTAATTTCTGGTCCAGCTAGGATAGCTCTTTTGTTTGGATTTAAGGCAATACCGGTTGTACTACTAATAGCACCCGCCACACCAGTATTTAATTTAGAGGCGATTCTCATCGCAGCAACTTGTGCACCAGGACTACCCAGTCCATAGTTAATCGTGTCTCCAATATTGGCAAATGCATTGCGAAAAGCCGTTCCCAGAGCAGGGAACAGATCAGCACCAGATTGCAATGCTGCTTCCGTTCCGGCACCTAATATACCTAAGTCTACGTTGTTATATGTAACTCTGTCTTGGAATCCCATGGACATTGGTAGATAAAGGGTACACTTTCTCCCGCTGCCAATTCTAAGAGGAAGTTTACTTTTATATGTACCTTTGTCTTTCGCAACTAAAGCTTCTCTCGCACTCTTCCTTGCCGCTTGTTGAATTATTTGGTTGTCACTTCCTAAATTTGAAGATACTGTTTGATCAACATAGGCGCCTATAAGTGCATCTAGTGTTTTATTAAAAATATTTTGCTCTTCGTTTTTCCTGGCTGTGAAAATTACTCGACCCTGATATGTCTCTTGGTCTGTAAGAGGATACCTCATTCGTTCTTGGCCTGCTAAGGCTACAGCTTGCTTCTGCTTTGCCGTGCCATATTGCTTATAGGCACTTCCTCTCCCAGCTTCCCCGAAGTCGTTCATTTTTTATCCTTAATAAATATTAAAAAGTTAAAAGTATTTATATGGTAATTATGGCATACTCTGGAAGATATAAGGTAAAGAACCGAAGCAAGTATAAAGGGAATCCTGACAATGTAGTCTTTAGATCATTATGGGAACGTAATGCTTTTAAATGGTGCGATGATAATCCAAATATAAAGAGTTGGGTATCCGAAGAGGTTGTGATTCCATACTTCTATGATGTGGATAAGAAATATCACCGATACTTCATGGACTTAAAGATTACTTATAACGACGGCAAAACCGTACTCGTAGAGATTAAGCCAGCCAAGGAAACAACCCCACCGGAATATAAAGGTAGAAAGACCAAGCGTTATATTACGGAAGGTATGACCTATGTCAAAAACCAGAACAAGTGGAAAGCTGCACAGGAGTACGCACTGGATCGTGGCTGGGAGTTTCAGATCTGGACAGAAAATCATTTAAGTGCATTAGGCATTCTACCGAACCCTAAAAAGAAACTGAAACCACTTGCTCCAATAAAAGTTAAAAAACGTACATAAATAGTACCATGAGCAACTTATTTAACAAACTAGAACTACAGGCGTTTAGGGCTGGTATTACACCCAGGACCAAAGAATCAAGAGATTGGTTTAGACGGAAGGCAATGGCACTCCGTAATGTTAGTCGTAGTGCTTTGATGAAGGAAGAACCAGTGACACTATCAGATCGATCCGTCGTTGGATCGATGTACATGTTCTTCTATGATCCAAAGCATAAGGACACACTACCATTCTATGATTCGTTTCCGTTGGTAATTATGATAGATAAAGCTGAAGGTGGATTCTTAGGATTGAATCTGCATTATCTCCCACCAGTTCTTAGAGCTAAGTTCCTTGATGCTTTGCTGGATATAACCAGTAATGATAAGTACGACGAGACTACAAAGTTTGCTTTGTCCTATTCATTATTGAAAAGATCAGCGAAGTACAAATACTTTAAACCTTGTGTAAAGCATTACCTAACTAGTCATGTAAGAAGTAGGTTCGCGAAGGTGCACGCGCCCGAGTGGGAGATTGCTACATTCCTACCTACAGCTGATTGGCAAAAGGCTAGTAAGTCAACGGTTTATTCTAACTCCAGAAGGATGATTTAATGGCAAGCATTGATCAGTTTAAGTCTTTAGTATCTGCCAAGGATGGCATGGCAAGGGCCAATTTATTCCTGATTGAATTACCTGGGGGATTCCCTGGTGCCTCCGTTCAAGAACTAAATCTGTTATGTAAAGACGTACAACTTCCTGGTCGTCAGATTATGACTAACGAACGCCGCATTGGTATGAAAATGGAAAGAATGGCATACGGTTATGCCATCACAGATATATCATTAACCTTTCATGTAATGAATGACTACGGTGTGAAGGAGTACTTCGAAGCCTGGCAGAACCTTGCTATTGATCAGAATAGATTCGAGGCAGGATATCAGAAGGCTAGAGACGGAAGTGGATATGCTAAGACGGTAAAAATTAGGCAACTTAAGAAGGGGTTTTCTTTACCTCTTTATAAGAAAGATTTCAATTTCGGATCTAGATTACCTTCAGAAATAAAGAATAGATTGCCCAGGATTGGTCCTATTGATTTAGCTCAAGGTCAGTTAGATTTGAGTTATATAACAAACGATGACGTTATCTATACCTGTGAATTACAAGACGCTTTCCCAACCACACTTAATCCTATTCAGCTGAATAACGAATTAGATGGATTGGTTGAACTAAACGTACAGCTATCCTATACAAACTGGACTTCGAGTAAGGCAGTCCAACCATCACAACTACAAAACTTTATATCCCGCCAGATTGGCACAGCAATCGGCAGGGTTTTCAATACTTAATTATTAAAGGATGAATTGAATGGCACTACCCCAGATTAATACTTTCCCTTGGTATGATATTACTATCCCATCAACAAACCAAACAGTAAGATATAGACCATACAATGTAGGAGAACAAAAAACACTTCTTGTAACTTTTGAGGCAGGCGAAGCTAGTAACATTGCTAAAGCACTACTAGACATTGTTATTAATTGTGTTGAAGAGGATCTAGATAAAAATGCTCTTACCACATTTGATGTCGAGTATTTGTTTTTACAGATTAGATCCAAATCAGTAGGTGAAACAACATCAGTAGGATTAAGATGCTCTGAATGTGAACATCAAAACAGTGTGGAAGTAACCATTGATCAGATCAAGATTAACCGGGATAAATTTCCTGATAAGATGATACCAATAAATGATGATTATACGTTAGAACTAAAATTCCCGACGTACATTGATGTATTAGAAAATAAAGAAGGCCTATCCAAGGAAACTATTAGCGAATTATTATATGAAATGGTAATACAAAGTTTGGATAAGCTACATACACCTGATGAGTTAATTAGATTTAAGGATGAACCATTACAAGAGATTCTAAAATTCGTGGATAATCTGACTACCGAGCAATATGAAAAATTATTAGAATTTGTGAACAATTTGCCCCGGTTAAGACAAGATGTAAAGTATGAGTGCGAAGAATGTAATCACAAGAATAATTATACGTTGGAAGGACTATACGATTTTTTTTAATAGCTCTTTCCCATGATACTTTGGTTAATTTTTACCAAGTTAACTTTCAGTTGTTACAGAATTATAACTATTCGTTATTTGATCTAGAGAATATGCTGCCATGGGAAAGAGAGATTTACGTACAAATGCTTCTCGATCAGCTGAAGCAGCAAAGGGAAGAACAACAGAAAAGATCTTTTATTAACAGATAAGGATTAAACAATGTCATCGTTGGAAGTAATTAATAAAACGTTACATGGTATCAGAGAGGATACTGATGAGCTGAATAGAAACTTCTTGAAGTTTTTCTTGGAGCAACAACGTGGCAAGTTAGATGCAGAAGAAGATCGTCGAGAAAGAGCCAAGATGATGGCGGCTCTTGGTGCTGCTGCAGCAGGTGCACGTGCAGGCGGCAGTGGCGGACAGGGCCAATCCGATGGGTTAGGACTTAATCCTCTTAAACTTATAACAGACCTGATTAAAAAATACCCCTGGCTTGCCGCTGCATTAGGCATTCCCGTAATAAAGGCCGGCGTATCTGTAGCAAGGGGCACATATCGCGTTGCCCGTACCACAGCCAAAGTTGCAACAGCACCGGCTAGATTAGGAAATTTCCTTGGGGAAAAAACTGTCGAGCGAGCGAGAGTAATGAAAGAAAAAGCCGCTGCTAAAGCTGCTGAAAGAGCCGCTGCTAAGGCCGCTGCTGATGAATTAGAAAGATTGAAAAAACAAGCTTTTATGAATATGAATGAACCGGATTCGACCGCTGCAGGTGATAAAGAAAGAGCAAGACGTATAAGAAGAGAGCGTCTAAGGTTACAGATGATAAATGCCTCTCAGGGTTTTGGTGATGTTGAAGCCATGGCTGATGTTGAAGCTGAAAAGGCAAGAGCAAGAGCGAGAAGTTTACAAGCACAGAGAGGCTTTGTACCAGGAAGCACAGCCCAAAGTGCTGCTAGATATTCCACACTTGAATTAGAGGAAATAAAAAGATTACAAGGACAGAGAGGCTTTGTACCAGGAAGCACAGCACAGACTGCTAATAAAGCTTTAAAAATGCCGTATCGTCCTTTTATGCCTACTGGTGGATTTGGAAATACTCAAGCTGGTAGTATTCCAGGTGCTAAAGATTTCCTGCCCACACCCAGAGGTACAAGCTATACACCCTCAAGCTCGATGGGAGGATCAACCGCAGGAGATAGCTTACCTAAGGTTTCAATTGTGGGAAATAAAGTAAGTTATTTAGATCCTGTGTCTAATAAGTTTTTGCCACATAAAATTGCTATTGAAACTTTAGAAAGAAATGGTTTTAGTGCTTTAGGCGAAGATCTAAGAGCTGATTTAGAAGAAGTTAGAAGGGCCGAACAGGAAAGAATTAAGCAAGCGAAAGCTGTAGCAGAAAGAGCAAAAACCCCTAATACTCCAGCTAAAACCTTAGATCAGATAGTAACTGAAGCCAGAGCTGAAAGAGCTAGAGTAGCAGCAAATATTGCAAAGAAGGCTGGTGGGACAATTAAGGCGACCGGATTTGGTGCCTTAGCTGCAGCGGGTAAAGCCTCACCGATCCTATGGGGCTTCGATGCAGGACTTAAGGCAAAAGAGCTACAAGATGAGGGGGTAACAATTGGTGCATCTTCTCCCGTTGCTTTAGCTACATCAGCAACATTAGGCCTTGGTGATTTTGCAAACTGGATCGCCAATTTCGGATTGCGAGCGGTGGGATCCGATTACCAACTCAGAACTGATATGGCGTCCAGCACTAATAAAGGAATATTTAACTTCCTTAGAAATAACATAGAATACGTACCGCCAGAGTTCAGAAAGTTTCTTTTTAAGAAAGAAGAGCTCGATAAGCTCAATAAACCATATGTCCCGAATAAAGTTGTTCCCATGGACTCAAGCTTGATGATCCCGCAAGTCTCCGCTGAAGAAGAAGCCAATGCCAAGGCACTTGCAGCTGCTGAGGCCCAATTAGTAGCTGCCCAATTATTGGAAAACGCAGCCATTGCAATGGGTAAGAATAGTGATGGTAGAATTGTAACAAAAGGGGGCAGCGCACAAGCGTTGCCGATGGGATCTACAGTTGATCTTAGGGCTAATAAATTAAATATGATGGTAGGCGGTGGTGGTATGTTTATGATACCAGATATGATTATGCCAACCATTTAATTAAATCAAAAGGGCGCCCTTCCTAGGTGACGCCCTTTCTATCTGTTTGTTTCGAAGTACAGCACCCGGCTAGCTTTCCATTCGGTACTAGCGACTCACCGACCACCCATGAGCTGCAGACTACATGAATGGATTTATTTGGGTACGTTCGACGAGATTGTCAGGCTTTCCCCATGCGCCTATACCTCAATATCTACGACATCCCCTGGATGATATTCCGCAGCGTCGAGGTATTTCTGTAATCTTTCATCATTAATAGTTTCCGTCATTCTGTCTTTTGCTTCATAATACTTTTTCAAAACATCCATATTAATCGAAGCACGGGTAGACGGTTCAATAACCCTTTTGGCTTCTTTAGTAGGATATACAGGGGGCGGAATATTCTCCGAGTTCGGATAGATCGTATTAAACGGCATATTCTTTGAAGCCCCCTGTAGGTCCATTGATTAGTCCTCCGCAGCTAATTTAGCAAAGTAGCTCATTGTATCATCTTCGTCTACGGCCTCTGCAGTTTGTGGTGCTGCAGCTGCTGGTTGTGCCGCTGGCTTTTGACGAGCATCGAAGTCAGGAATCTCATCGTCCAATGCAATTGTTTGTTTTACAGTACGTGGTGCTTGTTCACCCAGTACCTGATACATTTTAGTCTTTAGCTCATCGTAAGACTTATAGTTCTTTGGATCGATGAACTCGCTAATATCATGTATTTGACTATAGATGCCTTCAAGCTTTTCATCATTACCATCTAATAGTGGTGTTGGTGATTTAAACTCTGATTTGTCGTAGTTACGATAACCTTCGACATTACGAATCTTCATAACGAAGTCTGCACCGTCCCAGAAGTCAAATGGGTTGACTGGTTTCTCGTCTGGGAACTGGGGCTGCATCAAGTCCATGATCTTATCGAAGATCTTCTTACCGAACTTAAAAATCATAACCTTACCTTCATTCTGTGGGTTAGAAGGATCGGATACGACATACACATTGGTTACATAGTGCAACCGCCGTTTTTGCTTCCGTGCAGTTTCTTTATCATCGTCATTACCAGAGTTCCACAGTCGAGAGTTTAGCTCACCTACTGGATCGTTCTGACCAATTGATGTGAGGGATTTCTCGATGTACCATTGACCTGTTGGGCCTTTGAACCCGTGGTCCCAGTACCGTACCCATGGAATGTCCTGGCCTTCTGCTGCAGGCAAGAAGCGGATAATAGCATATCCATTACCAGCCTTATCAACTGTAGGCTTCCACTCACGTTCATCTTTGTATGATTGGTTTTGTGTATCCCCACCGCCGACTGACTGTGCAGCTTGGACGAGTTTATTGAAATCTGTGCGATTGCGTTTTAGTGTATCTAGTGACATTGTATTTCCTTGTATGACTGAAGTATAACTGTATTATTGTACCATATATTTTCAGATAGGTAAACTGTTTTGTCGCGGTAAAAAGTTTAATTTCATCGCTTCAGCCTCTATCTTGTTTTTAATAATAGGGGATATAAATTTACGTATATCCTCTAGTTCAACATCATTCTCCTCGCATATATGAATGACCGCATCCATGTACGAAGACTTATGATCTTTTACGGCTTGCTCGATTAGTTTTCCGAACTCGCTTTTTGTTAGAAACTTTTTCTCGGGTTCCGTCTGCATATTTATCTAGTTCCATTTCTTGAGTGTACACTGCGCCGATGTCTGGATAGTAAACCCCAATAGTACGTTTTGGTGTACCATCAGAATAGTATGCCATTTTGACACAGTTCATTTTGATTTTGTTTTGCTTTGCGCTGCCATATCGATGATCCAACCAAAGACCGTCTTGTAGGTATTTGTTTAGATTAAAGATATAAGTTTCCGTATCCCAATATAGTTGACGAATTTTAGGATCTTTATCCTGACCTGCTTGCTTACCCAGACCGGATAATAGTTCTTTCTGTTCTTTCAACCAACCCTTTACCTTTTTAGGGCTCAGAGGATGATCATCAGGTAAATCGCGGATCGATTCATGTAAGGATAAATTTTTGGATGGACCACGAGCCTTTCGAGCCTTTTCCATTCTTTTTCTTAGAACTTCCTTTTGCTCTTCAGTTAAGGGTTTACGCTTACGCTTAGGCTTGATAGCCTTGGTTTCCATTCCAAGCATTTCCTTGGCAGCTTCACGCCGTTTGATAGTTCTTGATGATGCCATAATATATTACTCATCTAGACTTAGTATTTCAATTTCACCATTTTCATCCCGTTGCCAGCGGATCATATTGTGCTGTATCAAGTATTTAATTGTACTATCCACTGTTAAATTAACGTCTCTTTCAGAGTATAGTTTACCAATCATAAACGTGCATCCACATGCAGCTGCGAATAGGATCCACATAATAATATCGGGTGAAAGTCCAAACATATATATCTCCTTATCCTGCTATTTATGCGCAAGTAAAAGAGATAACATTTTCGACCCTATAGGATCTCCATCCTTCCTTATTAATATCCCATGCAGCAACAATGTCTAGATTAGGCTTGGATTCCTTCTCGGACTTTGTAGTTGGGATCTTATCAGACATTAAGGTACAGGTCATATCGCGTTCCTCACCATTAGTCTTTTTAAATATGACCCGACAGACGTTTTCACGTAGCTGCCCAATCATATATTCACGAGTCAGTTTTTCCACGAAAGTTCTCCTCACATGTGGTATCGACATCTTCAAGTATCCTTCTTAAGTTATAAACATCATATTCAAGCTTTTTGACACGATCCATAAAAGCTGATATTTTCGATGATTGCTCATGCAATCTCATTTCAATTTGGTTGTACTTACTCATAGTAGTGTCCCTATTAACTGCTTCATAACACGGATAACCCTTCTCATATACAGGTGCTATCATTTACTAAGCACCCTCATACAGGTTAGTATGGAATTCTCTTCAAGACAATCCGACCACACATGAACTGTGTACCAACCAAGCAATCCTAAAAGAATTAAGACCCCAAAGATCTTAATCCCAGTCGTTGTCATATCTAGTTGTTTCATAGAACGTTTCTCCATAGTATTGTTTAGCGTACTTAGGAGCGTCAGTCCACTGGTAGATATTGGATTCCTTGGGAATCTCGATGTCCTTCTTTTTAGGCTTGACGGACTTTAGTACACGAGAGGATTTCTTGCGAAGCTTAGCCATTTTGTTTTTACGGTCTGCAATCTCTTTGATAAGAGCAATGCGTTCGTCGTAGGTAGTAGCAACTTTCATAATATATCTCCTTTGATACTACTAATATAAGGGTTCCAAACTGATTTGTAAACCCCCGCCCCCCTAACTTTTTTCAATTTATTTTCTTTTTTCAATATATCTTTTCCAATCCTGGCGTTCAAACCAATAAGGATCTTTATTAAATAATTCAGTTTCAATCTGAGCTTCTTTCTCAGTTCGGCATACCGACTGAAGGATTGTACGGCCTACGTAAATGCCCCAGAGAATTTCACCCCTGCGTTCGAAGGGGCGATATGTATAATCTTTGTGCTTCAACATTTTACTCCACATCCACATTAACATCATGACGACTATGACCATCAACGATAAAGCCAGGTGAGCAAGGGCAAGAGCAGCCAGCATATTGGCTCCAACGAACCTTGGTATCAGCAGGTAAACCCATTGCTTCCAATACACCGGGAATGATCTCTTTCTTGTAAACAGTATGTTCACGCTGTTTCCGGTTCATCAAGTTATCAATGATTGATTCCCCTTGGGGCCAAACATAGATGCGAGTTTGCTTAGAGTACTCTCTCCAAGAATAAGTATCGCGTTCTTTGATTTCGATGTTTTTTACTTTAATACGCATTATGCTACCTCCTTGAATCCTACCATTGCGACTCTGTATTCTGTTCCGTTGATTTCCATCCGATCACCCATTGAGGTAGAACGAAGGCCTAAACCATCTTCACGTTCAATAAGAACCTCTACGTCATCGTTAGCGTCTGCGCCAATCTTCTTAGACCAGCTACCCATTAAATTGTTTGTATAACGGAATGCATACTCAAGCTGTTCCTCAACAGCGTGGTTAGAAAGGTCAGTTACATCAACCAAAGCTACGGGCGTAAAGCCTTCTACGTCGCCCGTGATTTCATTGCGTTCCATATGCTTGACGATGATTTTCATAATGTATCTCCTTTTGATAGTACTAATATAAGTGCTATTCGCAAGAAAGTAAATCCCCCTCCCCCCAACTTTTTTCATTTTTTTCGAATATTATTTCCTATGTGACATTTAAGTCACTTTGGTTACATTCTTTTCTAGCACATAGGTTCCCTCTGGAAGATTAAAAGCTTTCATAAGCTTATAATACATTTCAGGCTTCATCGTAACCACATCAAACATTTGGGTCTTTTCATTCCACTGTCGAATGTGACAGTAGTCATCATAAAGAAAAGCTTGAATATCTTCAAGCTCTCCTGTGTCGTCGAGTATTGTGATCGCAGTTTCGTCTAGATCAAATTCGATTGTAATCATACTGATTTTTTCTTTCTCATTCGTCGGAGTTTAGCAAAAAGATTTAAAGTTCGTTCTGTTACAATATTCTTCCTTTGACGTCTACGTTGGCGAGCGGATTCTGATTTTAACATACGTTCTGATCTACTTTTATCTTTTACCATTTATTCCTCCTTTATTATTCCCAAATTTGATTGCGGGATTCTAGTATACCCCATTCCTCCTCTAATCTTTTAGCTAAATCATCCTCGACAAAATAGTCATCGGGATAATCTGATAGGTCGGACAATTTTTTATTTTCGCCTTCTTCATATATACCCGCAAAGTCTAATCCTTCTTCATAATAAGAACCAGTAATAGACCATCCTTTTTCAGTTAGAGTCTCATATAGTTCAATGGGGGGTTCCCACGCGCTTGAGAAAGATACAGATATACCACTTTCAATTGGCTCCCACCAAACATCATGGGCTTCTCTATACTGCCAGCTTTCGTCGATGCCACGTAAGAATCCAATTGGGCTACCGAAGCTATCTTGCTCGAGCCCTTCTAATCTTTCTATTAAATCGTTTGCTACTTCTGAATCATGATGAGTCATGTCTAAATTATTCATACACCAATTAGGCATAAGCTATCTCCTTCACATTAAACCATTCTGGAATAGAACGGCCTTTCCAATCCATAGAGAACCTGTCCTGCTTAGTCTGATAGAAAGCACGATAAGACCCAACAGGATCAGATGGGTTAATACATTCTGGTGCTGCACCCATCGCAAGCTTGAATGGGGTAAGCGGACCTTGTGGAATATTTTTAGGCGGCGTCTTTAGAATCTCACCAAGAGCATCGAACGAACCGTGGGTCTTACCATAACGATATACAAATTCGTCGTGCAAAGCCACAAAGTGTTCGTAGTGCCAGTTGTAGTTAGCAACCGATTCCATAGACCAAACAGTGCAAGGGTGTGTATAGTGTACTGCTTTGTATAGGATGGATTCACGTGGTTCGTCTAGTTCCCAGTATTTGACCATGGTCTTGCCGGACTTCGACGGTTTACGGGTTTCTGTACCATCCAACATACGGTGAACAGTAGAAAGCATCTGTGCAGATTCTAGCGGCATTTTGACAATGTGCTTGTCGCACTGTAGCTGTGCTGCACGGATTGGGTTTTCATCAAGTATGAAAATATTCATAATAATCTCCTATAGAAACTATTCTATTTTATTTTACGTCGATTGTAAACCCTAAAATGACGTTCGCATGCAATTTTTGCTTGCTTGTTATCCCACTTAAATGTATTAGCGATTTCACTTTCAATCTTTTCTTTCGACTGATCCTTTCCGTCCCAAGTCTGTACTAGGGACCAGATCAGCTTGTCGATCTGTATCCAGTTCCAATCTTTCTTCTCTGAGCTTCCTAAGGATCCACTCATGGTATCTCTCCTGTTTTTCATATGTCATCGTTTACTCCCGGTTTTTCATAAATATAATAGCACAAAGGAATGGAGGAATATATGGCCGCAAAGACACTTCAGCCAGATTCAATCTTTGCCCATCTGGATGCAGATGGTGACGGGGTAATTACCGATGAGGAAATGGCCCGCGCAAAGGAAATTGCTGAATTTGAGCATAAGCGTAAAATGCAAGAAAATGAAGATAAAAAGGAAGACCAGATTAGAGCAATGGCTTGGTTTGCATTATGGGGGATGCTCCTATACCCTGCGACCATACTGATTACTTCCCTTCTTGGTTTAGATCAAGCTGCTGGACTAATTAGTGATATAGCCCCAACTTATTTCGTAGCCATAGCCGGTTTGGTTGCTGCGTTCTTTGGCGCTCAAGCTTACTCTAAGGGTAAGAACGGAAGCGCCAAAGAAGGTTAACCTTTCATTTGCTGAACAGCTTCGTCGTAGTCCGCTTGGGCTACGACACCTTCCCTTAGGAGCCTCTCACGATTTTTCATATGAGCTTCTTGGGTCTCTTCTTTACTTCCACCAAAGTAAGGAACACAATGACCTTCTTCAATCATAATTTCTGTAACTAAGCGACCGTCAGCAGCACGGAAGTCGCCAAGGATACGACCAAACTTACCCTTCATATCAATACCATCCTTATCTTCTGACGTGATAAGCTTGGCATCTTTTTCTAGCAAAGAGTAAAGTCTTTCCTTTGCAGCAAGACCAAATAGTTTTTCTACCTTATCAGATGTACGACTTTCTGGGGTATCAATACCCATAATACGCACTCTTTCATCCTTTAGTTGGATTTTAAATCCTAGATCAATGTCTACATCTACTGTGTCACCATCAACTACCTTAACAACCGTTACGTCATACTCATTCTGCTGGCTCATGGGTTTCTCCTCATGTTATTATTATTGCGAGTCGAACTATTTATCGGTTTCCAATGGCCAATCCGATACGGTCAGGAATTCTTGCTTAAGAGTTCTCCATGCTCTACCATTTATGAACATGGCGGTTCTGACAGGGGTTTCTATCTCATTCAACATCAACCAGACAGCTTTTCTATATTCTTTCTCTAGGTCCTTATCTATGAACCTAATAAACATAAGGTTTGTTTGGGCCATAAATTTTAGATACTCGGTTATCATCCTGTTGTAGCTAACCAAATTACAACACCCATTATACCTACACCTAGTAAAAAGACGAAGATGCCTAAACCCCATTCCATTATACTTTGTTTAAGCTCTTCCTTACGGTATATTTCTTCTTTCTGAGATTTCCGCATTTCTGCTTCAATAGAGAGTATTTCATCCCAAGCTGAAGGACCGTAGTAAAGAGAAATATACGAACGGAGTTCCTCTCTCATATTCTCGGCTTTTTTCTTATGCATCCAGACTTCCATAGCACTTGACTGGACACCACCACCTAAGGCTTTATACCATGGGGGCTTATCAGCTTTTTGAGAGGCATAATCAAGATCGCTGATAGCTTTAGCCCACTGGCCAAGCTGCGATCCCATATCTTGAATATCTTTTCCGGTGGCTATCGCGCTTTTAATTCCATTATATGCAGTAGTAGCCAGCCCTATTGCAGTGACTGGATCTATCATAATTTCTCCTTTGTTCACTGCATATTTATAAAATAAAGCTTATTGATCTACGTAACTTATAATGATTTCTTAGGAAGTTCTATCCTCATACATATAGCTTGCATATTAACCGGAAAATGTCCATTACCTAATCCAACTTCACTGCTTAACTTTTCCCGTTCAACAAAACAATCTATGTGGGTCTCAAACACACCATTGCCTACAGTCATAATCTGGCCATCCCAATATGTCATGAACACTAATAACCAAGCCATTATTTAGTTAACTGATGACAAACATATCCTGGATGTGTATCAGTTTTCCCCTGTGAAATATAATCTTTACCCTCAACGAAACCAGGATATGGTTCACGACAACCACCTTCAATTCGTTCCCACGTATAACCTTCAGCTCTTCTAGCTGCTTCCATTTTTAAGAAGTCTGAATTATCGTGCATAAACAATAATAAAATAATACCAAAACCCATATTATACTCCTTTTAATCACCATAGATTTTCGTCCAGATTTTGTGCAATATATAAAACCAACAACCATTAATAGCTGGTTCAATTAAGGCAACTGCACCTGCCTCAAAAAAGCTAGCACCTGTCATTATACTAACAACAGACATTGCAATGACTATATGCCCTGCCGTGTATATTAGCGCAAGAATTATACTATGATCAAATGCTAGATGTTTGATAACACCTTGAATGCTATCTCTAAATTCCAAATCATTACCTATCTGATAAATTCCACTACGTAACGTTTTCCATTTAAGTAGAAGCGGATTGTAGAATGGCTATACACTTCTTTTTCCACGTAATCTGTTGTGGTTTTTCTAGCACATTTTTCTACCCATTCGTATCCAACAATCCGGCGTTCAGTTTTAGGCTTAGAGCCTTTATCCGCACCAATTAATCCGCCGATGACTGCACCAGCTGCAGCACCTTCATCTTTACCAGAAACAGTACCACCAAGTAAACCGCCAATAATCATACCAGCTAAAGCCCCGCCAGCTGCATCCCCTTGAACCTGAACATCCTGATAGATAGGAACTTTAACGTCCTGACAATCATTGATGGTTACTGGAACAGATTCGTAGATAATCTTATTATGATCAAAAACTTTTACGTTTGTGACATTGTCATTAGCAACAGCTGCCGTTGCAATTCCCATTGCAAGTAGCGGGGCTGTTAATACAGTAGTTTTCAACATAAGGTTGCTCCTCTTCGCATCCGTTCCAATATTCATATGGCTCACTATCCACATGGTTAAAGTTAATCCACCTGGGTGTCATATCATATTCCATTATTTTTTACATCCGTTGTTGTAAATTGACTAATTAAACTAATTAGTGATTTGGATCCAAATTCTTCTATTAACTCATCCACACACGAGATGATATTATCTACATCGTCTTGATCACAAGGGGGTATTTCACCTTTATAAAGGTGGAATATAATAGCGTCTTCGATTCTGCCGCGATTTGCCTTTCCGTCTTGAAATGGCTTGTGCAGATCTTCCTGCAGGATATGAAGGACAATTTGACCTTGCTCTTCGGCGGAAAGTAACATTAAGCTGCCTCCTTAGTTAGAAATAGGTCTGTGGTACGAACCATACTCCAAAGAAGTAATCCGTTCTCATCAACTTCGTACCAAAGATCTCTATGGTATTTATCTGCTTGTTTAGCTTCACGGAAGTAGGCTTCTACTTTGTCACCCTTTGCGTTCGTACCGATAACATGATAACGATGTTCCATAATATATCTCCTTTGTTACAGAATCACTATATCGTATTCCGTTTTGGCTGTAAACCCCCTTTTTTAAATATTTCAATCATTTCCAAGGCGTATCCAAAAGTTCGAACGTCTACGTCCTTGATCCCCTCCCAATTGTTTGTCATTATTCTTTGGGCGCATTCTGTCACTGTCATATCGAGTCCATCCTTCTAAATTTTGCAATTCAATTCCATCAATAGGGTCATCAGCCTCATCGATAGGCATGTCTAACACTTTCAACCGCTCCTTTTATTTGGCTTGGGTAATCACCAATATAGGTTCCTGCCTCTAGCATCTCCTTTGTTAGGTAGGCTTTGTGTCTGTGTTGTATTTCATCCCAATGTTCTAACATTCTTTTGGCCATTGTATCAAACATACTATCTGGTAAGATAGGATCATCCTGTACATAGTAGGCATATGCTGCCATCAAATACCACGGAACATACATATTAATTGAATCATCACATATTTCCATATATGCTTTTTCAATACCTGCGTTGCTCATCGTATTTTTCCTTTAACTGTTTTTCCAATTTATTCGCCTCTATCTCCCATGGTCTGTCATTGTAGGGCATATCCCATGAGTAGACGTCTTTATTAAACCTCACCTCGTGAACCCATTTGTATACCATACGTTTGGTAGTATACTGCCATACATGAACCATTTCATGTAGCATTGTAGAGATTAATTCTTCGAGGGGAAGTGATACATCGATGCGGACCGTAAACTCTCGGTCACCTTCATCAATTACGTCGCCATAAACTCCTTGTTTTTCTGCTAACTTTCGTATCGTTCTAATATTTATGAAAATGGGCTTTCGGACACGGGGCATAAGAGTGTTAAAGGCGAACCATGCTGCTGCAGTGATCGCCTTTTTCTTATACTTTGGACACTTATGCTGAAAATCTATAATGATCATAGCGACTATTATACACCATACAGAATAGGATGTAAACTAGTTTTTTGTTCTAATTTCTATATTCGGTAATTTAGGTATCTTTAATAGATCGTGTTTATGGTAAAGAACAAACTGAACATCTTTAAACTCATTAAATATCCCGTTCCAAATGGGTCGCCATCTATCATTCAATCGGACATTGTTCATCGCACCACGATCAGAGTTTAGTACTAGATCGGTATAGCTTCTTAGATTCATATCAAATAGGGAATCAAAGCCGTACATATGTATCTCATTACCCTTCAGGTGATTAGCAGAATAGTGTACAGCAAAATGACCACAATTAAAATTAGTGTACATTTGCCCTCTACCCTCATCTGGTTTTAATTTTGTGTATTCTGGCAGATGCGTATAAAAGCCTCTGATCTTATGACCGAACTTCATCTTGAAGTTGCCTCTGTTATTGTCATACCAGATTTTAGGCCTAAATCCTAAAGTCCATTGGCCATCAATTTTTACACTACCTTCTGTTAATGCCATGCACATTTTGAAATCAACAATACAGGATGTGTATATATCCCTGATCGGCATGGGGGCTTGATTACAGGCTACCTTAATACCTTTAGCATGTTTATACATTTGGGCATTATCGCCATTACCTATAACATGAATTACTCGGGTCAACGAACTCTCCTATAATTAAATTTTCATAAGATCATAAATGTGTTTCTTACCCTTCCCACCGGTCCAGTGCATTATACTAATATCTTTCGGAGCGGTTTGATCGATCAGATCCAGTCGTAGGGTGTTATATTTTCTAGGCAGATCCTCAATATATATCTCTTTGCTTAGAGGATCGCCTAATATTTCATGTAGAACTTCTTGATCCCCTACCCTAGGGTTAGTTGCAACAGCCGCCTGCCATTTTTTTAAAATTGGTGGAGATCCTTGAAATGCTACGACTCCAGAATTGTGCCATTTACTCTCTCTTCTACTTGTCCACGGTTTATCAACCGCCATTGTCAACTTATTAGGTTTTATATAGTCAAATATCTCATCGATGGGCCCTTTAACGTGGCAATCAGTATCAATCCAGCAAACTTTTTCGGAGACCTTTGATGCAGCAATCATTGCATCAGGTTTCTTAAACCATCCAACACTTTTACTTTCTAATGGAGTAGGGGAGAAAGCCCTTATAGCTTCTTCAGACATACCAAAATCATATATTAAAATATTGGTTTTAGTATGAGCAGAGAAATTATCCAAAAACCATCCTAGCATCCAATCTGTGTTACTATCACATCCTGTTATAAACGTTCTAGAGTATTTCATAATCACTATCCCACCCGTGCTTTGCTATACATCCTGCTACCTTCTGAATTGTTGTAAACTTATCTTTTACTTCTACCTTCCAAGGATAATGCTCTTGGAGATAGGGGAAAGATTTAGTGTTCATAAACACATCTGTTGGTCCGGCCTGTAGCTTGGCCTGTGTTACTAAATCCTTAGCCCCCCACTGATTAATACGGTACGCGTGAGCGCCCCCGAAATATCTTTTATGGGTTAGTGGCCCAGTACCTAAATGGGAAGGTATTCTATAATTCCCATATGAAGGCTTACCTAAATTCACGATACGATGAAATGGTATTGTAGAATTCAATTGATCAACTACGATTGCATCATGTTCGAATATAGTGATTGGCATCCGCATTTCCATACACTTCTTCCACAATGAGTAGTGGGAAAGAAATGCTGCCATACAATTATCCATTCGAGAATAACGATCAGTAAATCCAAGAGGGGATAACTCCTCCTCTTTCATTTTTGCAACAATATCAGTATTCTGTGGGGTAATTGCATCAAACATTTCGATCATTAGACCATGACGGGAACCGGATCTAATACATCTCTCAGCATACTCTACTGATTGTGGTAGTTCTTTTATAGTTATGACATAATGTTTCATAATGTTGTTGTACTCGCTGTTCTTTGAACTTTAGTGTAGTAGGTTTTAGTAACACCTAATAAGGGAAATAATTGATAGCACATCAAAGCATCATTAGGCCATAACCCATATTCGTTTACTAATTCTAGCATTTCCTCTGCAGCCCACGGTTTAATTATATAAGCTGAATTTCCTGCTAATCCTTGAGGTACACTTATACTATCTATACGTGGTACATTGGTTACTTCTACTTTCGACGCCTGAACCATCCTATGAAACACCAGCGCCTTCCGTGTAGCGTTGAAAGGTTCATTGATGCCGATAATCCCATACCTAGATTCTAATAACTTTTTCCAAGGAAGAGTTTTAGTAAAAATAGCGTCATGCTCTAAAACTAATATTGGTTCACGTTCATCAAAACATTTCTCCCACAGTGTTAAATGACTAAGAGCACAAGCTATTCTTGCATCTCTGTTTCGGGTAGGGTAAGCGCGTTTGACTAGGCCAGTAGCAAAATCCGTGACCTCTCCCTCCCATGGATAATTCCATTTAGTCATATATTTGTGGGTCATTATAGCTTGAGCATCTTGAGGGGTTATTGCATCAAACCTTTCGATTGAAAATTCGTTCTTAACTTTCCAGCTGCTTTCAATACAATGGCGTGAAGCGGTTTCGGATATATCGTTACCCTCAATTGTTATAACATAAGCCTTCATTTCTGACTATCACCTGGCATAACCCTATAGTTATCCTCTACCGAATCTGGTGTAGAAACTTCTATAATAGTTCCTTTCATAATACAATATATTTTATGAGGGAACAAAGGTTTATTACGCCAGGTGTCTCCTTGATTTAATTCTTGTTTATGTTTAGTAGCGTCGTTCGTATCAATCCATTCTACCATAAATTTGCCGGATAGTACATACCATGTTTCATCTTTTTCACTGTGAAAGTGCATAGAGAATTGTGAGCCCTCGTTAAACTTTAAAAGCTTACCGCAATACTTTTCATTCGTAGCAAAGATGAGTTCATGACCCCAACCCTTTTCTACAAAGCCCTTTAATCTAGTCATTCTCTATCTCTTCTATGGTTGGTGCATATACGCCATGATTCTGTACCGTAATTGATGCTGCTTTCATAGCAAACGGGATTGCTTTCATCCAATCTTTTGTATCCAGATGTTTCTTAACCATGGCTGCAAGGAACGTATCTCCTGCCCCGCACACGTCGTGAACATCTATTTTTGGCGGGTGAAATTCTTTACCGTTGAAAACTACTTTCTGCCCGCCGTATGTAACAATCATGTTGTCAGCATAGGAGGTCGCTTTATTATATTCATCCTCGTTAATCTTTATGTAGGCTCCCTGGAGTCTATATAGCTCGGGCTTTTTCGTATCAATATAGATTGGAATTTTATTCATCCGAGCAATGGTAATTAGATATTCTATATCTACATACTGCAAATACCCCTTGTCATAGTCACTAACGACAATGGCATCGGCATCCAATTTATGAGGGAAATTTAAATCTTCAAAAGGCTCTCCGTTGTCTCTATCCACTCGCATCAGCTGATAGTTTGTTTTGCAATCTATGTATCGGGTTTTTACACTGATCTTAGAACTGGTCCACAGATCCACTTCACAACCTAGATTCTCTAGGTTCTGTTTTACATTCAAGGCCATCCCGCCTTTTCGAGATTTATATTGGGATTTAAATATAGGTACTGGTGCTTCAGGGCTTAGTCTATCCACATTACCGTAAATATAAAGGTCTGTGCAACTGTCTCCTATCAATGTAATTTTCCAAGGTATTTGTTGTCGACTCATCATTCACTCTATCAAAGAACTCTATACTCTTACAGAACTCTTCACCTACTATATTACCATTCTTCCAATCCGAACCAATCACCCTGACGTCGGGATTATACTCTTTTATAATTGTAACTAATTCTTCGTCATTTGTAAATACCCTAACCTCATCAACAGCTTTTAAATTTTCCAATATACATTTACGAGTCTGGAGATTGTTGACTGGGCGATCCGGACCTTTGGCTTCACTTATTCTGGAATCCGTATCAATGGCTACCATAAGATAATCACCCAGGGACTTAGCATAATTGAGTAATGCTATGTGCCCTGGGTGTAATATATCATATGCACCATTTGCCATTATGTATCTCATTTTCTTTTGATCAGCATAGCCCCTACGCCCTCAGTAAGCTCTTCTACTAATTCAAACTGACTACCAACAATATCAGATTTCATCCACTCTTTTACTCCAGGGCCAATAGGAGAAGGTTTACCATGAATCATTGCTGTATCATGAAATACAATCCAATCTCTAACGGATGAGGCATGAAGTTCTAATTCTCTTTGAACCCATGGCCAAGTATGAACAGAGTCGATCAGCATTGTATCACAAGGACCCACGCATTGTTTATCATGGGAGCTACAGTTGTAAAGACGGAGTTTGCCGTTATGCTCTTTTAGATATTCGTCAAAGTATTTTTTATGGGTGTTGAATGGCTTAAAGTCAACGTCTACTAGATGTAGCTCTCGGGCACCGTGTAGAGCTGCATACGCTGCACTCCATCCATAATATGTACCTAGCTCTTTGTGTACATATCCTTCTTTCATGTTTTCGCGAATAAGATCGTAATGGCATCGATATTTGTAATCCTTAGTACCGATCGCCTTAAATCTTTCGGTAAGGTCAAACAGATCTTTTGCATCTGTTACTTGTAAGTTCCTCATAATTACTCTCCGTGGCTTGTTCTTTGGTTTCCGAAAACATAATGGGATAGTTCAAAATAATCAGGAAACACGTATTGCATATGTATAGATTTAGTATTAATAATATAGTCAGCTTTATCCCAACCATATTCTTTTACATTGTTAATGATTCGCTTAGCACCCTTAGGAGATATAGCATAAGCTGCACTGCCGGGGATCATGCCAGCACCCCTCCAAAGATTATCTGAGCGATATACTAGAAAGGGATTGACATATGTATGTATACCTTCCGTAAGGGTTGGCTTACTTATCGTATCGAATAGGCTTTGATGTAAACCACTTTGCATATTTAAAACCAGCATCTCATCGAACTGTGTGTCACCCCAAGGCTTTTCCGCAAACACATCGTGCTCTAGGATTACAATCGGTTCATCTAGTTCTATACACTTATTCCATAGGGTGTAGTGGTTTAAGAAATTAGAGTACTTACACTTATATGTGTAGTTGCTGCCATTCTTTCCGATCTGTCTATCGTACATATGGCTGGGATTCATTACAGTTAAATTGTATTTCTTATCGAACTCTTTTACGTTCTTAGGTGTAATCCCTTCGAATAGTTCTGCATCGTAGCCGTGCTCAATACAAGAATCATATGCCCAGCCTGCAGTCTTTTCAGAATTAGCATTACCTTTGATATGAATAATGTAAGCCTTCATTTACAAGCTACTCCATAGAATGCGTTGTAAAGATCGGCACCAGAAACTAATATATTATGATATCCTCGGTCCTCGAAATAATCATTAATGAATTCAGGTGTTAATATGTTTACATGCTTTCGATTACTCCATGGCCGCCAATATGTCTGTGAGTAGTGTGGCAGATATAAGAACATAACACCGCCCGGCTTAAGATGCTCGCCCCAGTAATTGAGTGCACCAACCCAGTCTGGAATGTGCTCAAGGCAATGCGATGAGAATATATAATTGTATTCCTCATCAGGTAGATTAAAAGCGTGCCACTCATCATCGATCTCTAGATCTATCATCTTAGCGCCAGGATAAGCCCACTCGGCTCTGTTACATCCAATGTCTAAACCTTTGCCGCTCAGTACTTCTTTTGCAAATGGCATGGCAAAACGGGCAGCATTACCATTTGTCTGGAACTTAGGATATATCTTACCAGCGTGTTCTACTACTTCCATCATATCTTTAAAGCCTTTTTCTGATAGTCAGCGTATGGTGGGACATTCACTTCATTCTCTTTTGCATATTGATAGTACTGTTCCTCAGTAGCCACTCTTACACCTTTGCCGGTCTGCTGATATACTGTTACACCTGGCTGTGTCTGGAGGTATCTCATATAGTGATACGCATCAGCAAAGTAATAGCTATTTTTTGATATAACTGTAGTTGGTATTTTTAGTGCTGCAGCTAACCAGGCAGTGCCCGAATCTATAGTTATGTGCCGTTCAGATTTTTTCATTAACTTTAAAAGGCTGTCAATATCCTTGCAATCCAATATATCTTTGGGATTGGTTAGCTTTGATAAATTTTCATTGACCTCTTCTGCAGTTAGTGCTCTGTCCGCAGCATTATCACTATTTGTTTTAAATTGAAAAGTAGAATGTTCTGCTTTGGATCGATTCGTGATACTAATCAAAGGTGCTTTATCAATCCGCATTTGGTGTAATAGATCAGGCATTGTTTCAGTGATACGCCCATCGATCTGTACAAACTCTGGTACTTCTACCTTTGCTATTTCTAGGATTTTTAATAGCGTTTTAAAGTCGCCGCGGTTATAATATACGGTCTTCACAGAGTAATGCTTAAAGTAACTGGCAAGGATAATGCTATCCCCCAGTGCATCAAATATTCTATACAAGCTTACATTCATGATGCAAATTCTTTCATTCTAGTTTTGGTCTTTGCGAGGAAGTGATTTATCTTACCATCTGGTATTCCAAATGTCCACATGTAGTTCATACGATTCCATTGGTTGGATAGCTCCACTACGTGCATGTTATGTTTATTAATCATAAGGTTCAGATAAGGTTGTTCATTCATTCGAAGTGTATTTCTATATCTTTCGATCTCAGGCATTCCACCAAATAGCTCTCGGGCTTTCAGTCTGCCTTCTTTAGTCCATAGAACCACACCACCATTTAAATATCTTTTTTCTGATGGGAATGTGGTGGACCTTTTAAATTGAATATTTCCATACGCTTCTAATTTACTTATAGCACTATTAATGAAGCCCTGTGGGCTTCCTGGTCCACCATCTTGAATCATACCCATCTCTTTGATATTATGGTCGAATATATTATCAGTAGTATCTACAAGCGTATCTACATCCAACATCAGTACCTTATCAAACTGATCGAAGTATGGATCAAGGAATACCCGACAAGCCTCTAGATTTTGGTTAGGGGCATTAATAGTTACCTCAGTAGATAATTCATATTCAACACCGATTGCGGAAGCATACTTTTTAGCGGATTTAATACCTAGATTAGCCCAACGGGGAAATCCGTTGGCTTCTTCTTTGATAATATCTTTATTGTCGCCTGTAAAAGATAGATAGTATTGATAGATTAGATTAGCCATGGGTCTTCATCTTATCTTTCACTATATCATTAAAGTGTGTGATCTTACCTCGATCACCGTCTACTGCCCACTGGAAGTTTAGTTTATTCCACTCTATGGGTAGCTCCGTAATATCAAATTTGTGGTGGAATAACATCATGTTTAGATATGGCGTTTCCGTACGGCCAGTTTCTTTTCTAAAATGATCATGGCCTTTTCTTTCAAACAGTTCTCTGGCCTTTAGCCTTCCTTGCTTAGACCATAACTGTAATCCGCCATTATAGATTGCAAATGGTTCATCGGGGTATAGCTTAGACTTCTGCCACTGAAAGTTCTTATCTAAGTGTTCGCGGGCGTACGCGACGACACCTTGTTGGGGATGATGGAAATATCTATTCCAGAAAGCATCATCGAATCTTGCACCAGGAACTGGCGGGCGATTCTTAACGCCTTTCTCATGAACCATAGCAATGTCACCAACCGGTATATCAAATATGTTTTCTTTGGTGTTAATAATCATATCAACATCAAGCACTAATACATTGTCATACTCGTCAAACTTCTTATTAAATATCACACGAAGAGATTCGAATACATTTAATTCTGAGAACATAAACTTCTGATCAGAAAACATGTACTCTGCACCAATAACCTCGGCATATTTTTCTGCCGAGGTTTTGCCAATATTGACCCAGGATGGAAGACCTATTCCTGATTCATTTAAATGGGTTTGGTGGTCGTTATAAGGTATAAAATATTGAAATATAAGATTTCTCATGTTAGTCCAATGTTAATGTATGATAGATCTCTTCCCAATTCTTATAGACCGGAAGTTTGGTATAATGCATATTATGACCATGTTCCATAATAATAGAGTTAAGACCAAGACGATCACCAAGTTCAGCATTCTCGATCTTATCTTCGACCCATAATAAACCACTGTCACGATATGGTTCAAGAACCTCATCCTTATCTGCACCAGTATCAGCAAAGATAAAACGTTCAAAAGCAGTAGGACCGAAGAGCTTCCGAGTGTTATCAATCCGAAGCTGTTGAGCAGCAGGATCTAATGATAGGGAAGTGATCATATGAAAAACGTATCCGTGCTTCCGATGGAGAAGATCAATGTAGTACATAGCATCCCGAAGCGGAGGAAGAAATCCAATAGCAGCAGATTCATTAAAGGTTCTAACGACTAATTTTTTAGTTTGATTGTCCAACCCATAACGGTCACCCATGTCGTATGCATCAGGATCTGCTAAGGTTTCATACCCTTTAGTTTTCATCCAAACGTTAAAAGCATACTCCCAATTCATAAGTACGCCATCGCAGTCAGTTAGTATTACGTTATTCATATATTTCATATTGTATATCTCCTTATACTACTAATATAAGGGTTCTAACTTCATTTGTAAACCCCCCTTAGGAGATTTTTTTCCAATAATTTGATATTTTTTCTGCTGCTGCAAGAGCCTCTGGGTACCTTTTCCTGAACCGATTGTTAGTACAACCATGCTTTAAAAAGTACTTTATACTTTCAATATCACTCTCATAGTTAGGAAGGTTAAATGATTGTCTGTAAGAAACAGCTTCCTCGAACCGGCTTCTTTGGTTCAGGATTTCAAAAAACTGGCTATCCATTGAGCTGTTGTTCTTCGTATCCCTCATAGTCATATTCATCATCATACATAACCTCATTCAACATTTGTTTGGTATCACCACCTAATACTTCACGGATCCGAAGATCCTTGTCTAGGTGTTCGTACTTGTGCTTTCCGCGTTTCTTATTGCGGGGATCAAATCTAGAATATTTTGCCATTTTCTCCTCTTAATATCCTAACATTTCTTTCGTCATAATATAATCCCGGACGAAGTCAGATCTTACAATATCTTCCCACCCGAAATTAATTATTGTAAAGTTCTTTAGTTGCTCTACAATCTGTAAGAACTTAACAATTCCTTGTTTGTCGTCATCATATTTAAAATCACTTTGTTTATAATCACCACAAAATATAACTTTACTATTTCTACCAACTCGTGTTATTACTGAATCAAGTTCATGAAAATTTAAATTCTGCATCTCATCAACTACTATAATGGAATTATCAAATGTAGCACCTCTGATAAATGAGGTTGACTCGAACCGGATTTGCCCTGCTGTAACCATTTTTTGGTATGAGCTTTTATCCCCAAATAGCTCTGTACATATAGATTTATAAGGTGATGTGAACGCTTCTTCTTTCGCTTCTTTGTCGCCTGGTAAGAATCCCATTTCTCTAGTAGGTACCATAGATCTAACTATAATAAGTCTATCCCATTCGGTATCTCTTTCTAGAACATCTTCAAGCGCTAAATAAAGCGCCATAAAAGTTTTACCAGTTCCAGCCGTGCCAGTTAAAACTAAGTTATCTCCTTCATCCCAAGCTTGATATGATTTTTCCTGATTTAAGGTTAATGGGTCAAATTGGAGAAGATCATCCAGCTTAACCGTCATACTATTATTCTGACTTTTAGTTCTTTTCATTAGTTATTAATCGTACTACCAGGGTGGTCTTTTTTTACTTTACTTAAAAAGTTATTCCATTCTCCACCTGCTTTGCGAAGTGTGCTGGTGGTAGAGGACACAAATTTAGCAGTTGAAAGTTTTTGTTTATACTTACCAGCTGCCAGTAGCTCTTCCCGTTCGGATAGCGAAAGAACCATTTCTTCTTCTTGGTTAGTTTCTAGATTAATCATTGTATATGATGGCATGTTTGTAAGAGGCTAGCTTGCGCTAGCCCCTCTCCCTAGCTTGAAGTTACCAATTTAGATTTTAAAAAATCTCGTTTACGTTTCAACTTTGATAATAGATCTAAATCCCCTCTTGTCTTAATCTTATCTATATAATTATTAAGTTCAGTTAGGTCTTTAGTCAATCTGTCAAGTTGTACTTTACTCATAAGTTCTCCTTATTTGTTAACGTAAAATTAAATCGGGAAATGCCTCCTGTACTAGTTTTTTTGTGACACCTTTAATGGGAAGCTTCTTGTTGATCATACCCGCAAGGAGCTCTGCATCTCGAGGGTGCACGGTCTCGAGAATGTCTAAAAACATTTTCTCTCTTTTAATTCTATTCATCTTTTCACCTGGTCCGCCTTTAATAAAATATGCCAATTTTTTATTATGCTGTGACCAGTTAGATGGATGAGAGCTTGGGTCCGCAGGCTCATACGGAACTGTACCTTTGGGTAAGATCCATTGGACCACATCATCGAAAGTACCGCGGAGGAGATCTTTCAATGCCCAGTTATTATTCTGTGCCTGTAGGAGTTTAATCTTATCAGCCTTTGTTTTGGCTTCTGATACTTTTTCTAATATTTCAAAAGTATAATGTGTTGTTTTGTTGACCATTAAATAAATTCCTGAATTACATCAATCAAGTTTCTGCAGTTTTTCGCGATCAGATATGGGAAAACCTTACCTTTGTTTTCATAGGGATCCTGGGTTTCAAAACTATTTATAATAGCTTTACGCACATCTTCAGGTGTTGACGGATTAATTAAGTCAATCATCATTTTGTTACGTTGGTAGTTACGATACACCGCTTCACCTAAAGCTTTAGGATCTTCTAGTAGTGATTCTTTCTTTTTCTTGGATAGAATGTTTTGACGCTTACCCTCTACTAGGAATGTATCGTCATCGGAAAGAACATTTGGTACACCATCACCAGTGTCACCAGTTAGAATATGCTCTGCTAGATATGTCCTTGGGTGTTCCTCCTTTACGAGCTTTTTAAGCATAGGAGAATACTGTGAAACGTTATCGAATATTTGTAGCTGTCTAAAATCTTTGTCTGCGGATACAATCATTACCTCTTCATAGTTGCCAAACTTTTGTGTGTGGTGTACTATTTCAGCAATGGCATCATCTGCTTCGCATCCCCATTCGTGTATAACTTTATATGGAAATTCGTCTTTTAGTTCTTGGAGAACCATATTAATAATACGGAAGGCTTCATCCCAATCGATCTTAGATTCATCACGGCTTGTTTTACGTTTACCTTTGTATTGTGGATAAACATCTTTACGCCAGTTGCCACCAGCATCTGCTACGATTACTACTTCGCCATATTGCTCTTTGAATTTTTTCCGATACATACGGATGGAGTTAAGGATCATGTGACGGATAAGGTTTTCGTCTCCATGATGTGCGTGTCCCATAGCAACTGGTGCGATGCTGATCCCACTATAGTCAATTAAAATCATTGGTCTTCCATTTTTTAATCATGTTATATAGTATACTAAACTATTTAGCAGGGTTTGTAAACCCCCTTAATCGTAATGCCCCCCGAGAACAGCTACATGTTTAATATCAGCTCGTAGCATTTCAGCTTCTCTTTTTTTCCATGCTGCTTCAAATCCTACTTCATGGTAAACATTTTCATGATTACCCCATAATCTTTTTATATATGAATGATAGGCTGCTTCGACATCTTTGTCAGACCAGGATTTATCAATAAGTTTTCCTTTGATAATCCAATTAAATCTGTTGGCTTCTTTTCGTATAAACGGTGAACACATAAAAAGATTCCTTATAGATAGCATAACAATGCATATTACACATCTAATGTGGGATTTGCATTGTTATCCTATCTATAATGATTATCGAAAATGGTAACGCATGACAAAAAAATTATTTTAGACTTTGTATATGTGCTCTATGAATTCTACAATTAATAATACCATTATAGTATTCATCATCCAATAATACATTTCGATCGAACTGCTCCTTTGCTTCTAGGTAGCCCATTTCGCCCTTGGACTTACAGAAATATAGTATCTCTCTGTAAAAGTTTTCTTCACCATGCTCAACAAGTAGCTGCTTCACAAGTTCACTGGACCCATAGTACTTACGCCAATCGGATTCAACAATCTTTCTTCTTTTTTGTTTTTTGCCTTTCAGAGGAGGAAGGGTTTTACGTGACCAAAATAATTTTTTACCAACGTATTTTTTGTTAGTAGATTGGTCAGTAATAATATAGACAAATCCCTTCCACTCTTTTAGGTCTTCTTCTGTAGGATTATATTCTTTCCCTTGATAATGCCACATTACTCATCAATTTCTTCGAAGTCTACCGGAGATCCACACAATGGGCAGAACTCCGGTTTTTCCATAACCTCCTCTGAGGGTAAGAATTCCCCAGAGTTGTCACAGACGTCACATTCGAACCAGTATTTTGTTTCTATCATTTTTTGCCTTAGAATGCGATTTCACAGGCACCACCTTGACATGCTGTTGCGCCCATCGTATCAATATCAGTAAACCTCTTTTCACTCAGCTGGGTCACAAAATCTACTGCGGCAAAGTTCTGTTGGATCTTAGTCCATTTATGTAATAGGAATACGTCCTTCAAGCAATACTCCGTTTCTTTCATATCACCCATAAAATAGTTATCAGCGAACTTCTTGAAACGACGAATCCATTCCTTATTAATATCAGAAACCTCTCCACGATATTGTTCATCCATTTGAGCAACCGAACAAGCGTCCCATAGATCCCTGAAACCGGATTTACGTGTATCAACAATAAGACCAGAAGCAAAGAGAGCTGCTTTACCGTATTTATCGACGATTTGGTCTTCAGTCATGATTTCTGTCATAGGTGCTTGAGCAAAGTCCTTATCACCAGAACCAGCCAAGAAACTAATACCAGCAAAGCTGTGGCGGTTGTCATATACATAATCCTCTACCTGTCCCCACATGTGAGGTTGAACTGTTACAGTATTTGAAACGTTATGTCGCACGCGCGGGTCCGCGCATCTGTCTGGATTAGTACCTTCCTCGACCCAATTCTGTTGAACCATTTTTACTTTTTCTAATAGAGCTGTACCATATAGATCTTCTTTATAAAAAGATCCTTCTGGTGAGATAACTGGGAAAGCTACACAGTAATCTGTATTAGACGCAGACCACACTGATTCCTCGACCATATACGGGTTCGAAGTAGCGATTAGTTGTGCAACCTCTGATTCTTTATTTAACTGGACGTGACGTAGATACCGGGCAGAATGCTCAGCATGAATACCACTAGCTGTTTGAAGTAGTACTGACGCATTGCCAGATGGTTTAACACATGTTGTCCGTGCTGCCGGATTGATACCGATAAGGGCAGAAACTTCTTCATTAACCGATTTAACAATGCGAGCGCCTTCTCTTTGAACCTGGTCATCTAACAGAATGTCCGGGTTATTCATCCACCCAGTAATTGATACACCTAACAGGGCTTCACGGTCAAATATTTTTTTACTGGTGGGACTTAGATATTTAAAGTCTGTATATCCTGCTTGGAGTGTACCCATAATGGATGCTGCCCGGCAGGCTTTAAAGAACTCCGAGGTGCTCGTACATTTTCCACCATTGATTTCTGTCAGGTTACAACCTTGCCAACCAGACTCTCCATCGATTTGTGGATACATACCAATCTCAACACATGGATTCGTAGTAAAGTCCTTATCGTCAACAAAATAAAATCCAGGCTCACCAAATTCTTTAATTGATTGCATTATAGTTCTAAATTGATCCCGAGAGATCTCGTCACGAACAATCACTGCAGAGTTATTACTACGTCCACGTTGTGGGTTATCAACAAACCAATTACCGGTTTTAGCATTAATCATTTCTTCGTCATCTGCACTAAATAAACAAATGGTTGCAGAACGACGAACACCACCAGCTAGCACGGCATCTGCTGCATGCATTGCAATGTCATACACTTCAATAGGCTTCAATCTGTCACGCCCAGATAATACGATTCCTTGAAGCATATGCTCAATTTTATCTAGCGCACGACGAAGTGGTTCTGGACCTGGTGCTTTAAATCCGCCAGAGATTTTTGAACCTTTTGGACGGATGTTTTGCAGATCGAAGTAAACCTTGCGACCTTCGAAGTCAGGATGCGTACCGCCGCCCACAAAAAAAGAAGACATAAGGACTGAAAGAGAATCCGCCCAGCCTTCAATGGAATCTTCAATCACATAACCTTTGGCTTGTTTCTTACGCTCTGCAACATTAGGAAGTTTTGCAACATGATGATTTTGTACACTGAAACCGGCACCCGCACCACATAATAAAATATAGAAAAGCTCACCAAAAAAGGCCGCACGGTCCGCGTAGGAGCTCGTACAGTTATACATTCTCATCTGGTGCTTACGTAACTGCTCTCCGCCAAATTGCAGCGCTCTCTGAGCGCCTAGTGCATACTGCAGCTTATACAGAGATTCTGCCTCATCGATATACTGGGCAAGCTCTGGGGTCATTTTGTCAGCATAATATTCACGGTGCATGTCCATGACACGGGCTACAGATTCTTCCCATGTCTCATATCTGTTCTTATCCTCACTCCATCTGCTATATCCTTCATAAAATTTAGTTTCTGACATTAACTTCCTAGTATTTTTATCTGGGTTATTAGGAATGAGTTTGAACATCGATAAATCCTTTCTGGCCATAAACGACATATGGCAGTTGTTACTGACTTAAATACATTATATATGATTATTGTGATTTAGAAAACCCCTAAAAATGGGGGTTTACAGAATTATTTTTTCTGATATAATTAATCTACTGATTTTCCGAGGTGGATGGATCATCCTTCGGTTTATCCGGTGTAAGCGCTTCTTCATAGTATGCAATTATTGCTTGTTGGTCTTTCACATACCGGCGAAGATCTGCTATACCAATGGCTAGATTCTCATAACCCTTAGGGGTAATAGTAAACATAACCACATTTCCAGTCTTAGATTGGATCTCAGTTAGTTTCTCTTCTAGATTTTCTTCTGTAATTACAAACCAATCGACTGGAGGAAACTCTACAGCTTTAGGCCGTTCCTGAATAGGAATATTTTGTTCCTGATATTCAGTTGTTACTACTACTTCCGGTTCCGGTGTTCTCCCCAGACACCCCATCAGTAGTATCGGGCTTGTCAGAAGGAGGAGTAGTTTCATCTTGGATCCGCCCAATAAGTTTGTTAACGGCGTTGTTAACTCTGTCTTCAAGTCCTTGTGCATTCGTTAATGCCTCCATAGTCAAATCGATTTTTGCAAAAACACCTCTTAGCTTATCAAGATGTTCTTGGGATTGTTGTAACCTTTTAGTAAGGTCTTTATTTAATTGTTCGTTCTTTTTCGCATCGGCTGCCATTTTCTCTACAGTGTTCTGTAATGTTTCGGCAGCGGATTTTAGCTTAACATTGTTTTCTCTTAAAGTACTTATGGTAGCTTCAGACCAAAGATAATACTGGTATCCACCGTATCCAACACTGGACAATAAGCCTGCAACAATGATAATTAAATATAGCTTAGCCATTGTATTTACTAAACCTTTTCAGCAAAACTGGCGGACGATTTTTCTTACGTCTGCGATCAGTCATATTTATTGGTATACCTAGACGACGTCTTAGAATGTGTTTCGGTAGCATTGGACCCATATCTCTAGTGTCATGTGGAATTCCAGCATCAGCTGTGGTCGTCATTTCTTCTTGGACGTCCTCAGGTAATCTGGATTTAGCATTCTCTTTACCGTGGACTGTATCATGCCAGTGCCAGTCGTGACCACTGTAGGCATTCTTCTTTTTAACTTCGATTCTATACTCACCTGTGTGACGATCATTGTGGTCGTAGTTTTTACGAACTCTCCAAGTCTCACCTTTATGTTGGGTATGGATCTCTCCGTCAGGTCCGCCTCTGGTCCATTTCCGTTTCATCTAGTAATCTCCGGTATAGAAATATATATGGGTTTATTAGTCCTAATATGTGTGACTTCATATATGTTAATACCAAACATTTCACCGACAGGATAGCAGTCTTCTCCAACCCTGATTTTATCACGAACGTTAACTATTTCCTCTAAAGAATCATTTAGAAGTTTTTCATTCATGACCTTATATACACCGGGGGAAAGCCTTTGGTCCTCTAGAACAAACCACTCGGTCTGCTCTTCTAAAAAG